GTTGTGGTGACTAACTTGGAGGGGATGGAGCCACTTCACGTTATAGAGGAGAGGCTTAATATCAAGTTTCCCTCTACTACTCGCTTGATTCGTATTTTCTCTCGCTCTGAGGTTGGCATTAATCTCTGGCAGCATTTTTTCTGTTGGTGTCCGCTTAATGCTCTTATCGTGATTGATGAATGTCAGGATATTTTCTCCAAGAATATCGGCTTTGATGGTCGTAAGGTTAAGTACCGTCCCCTTGCTGAGTTCTTGCCTAACTTGCCTGATGATTATCAGGAGTTTTTTGATTCTCGTTACATGCCTGTTGATATGAACACGCTTAAGGAGTCAGAGATAGATGATACGGGTTGCGCTGAGTACGACACTACTGGACGTATTATCTACCCTCTAACATTTAACGAGGGGTTCATGCGTCATAGGAAATACAACTGGGATATTGAATTGCTGTCTCCTGACTGGCAGCAAATCGACAGTTCTATTAAGGCGTGTGCTGAGCAAGCATTCTTCCATAAAAATCGTGACAAGATGCTGATGTGCAAGCGCAAGCCTTGGATATATCAGCATCCTGTCAATGTTTCTAAGCCAGTTATACCGGATAAGAAAAGCCCTACGCTCTTTACTGAGAAAATCCCTTTAGAAGCTCATTTGCTCTACAAATCAACGGGTACTGGTGCGACAACTAAATCAGGTGGCCTAAACGTGGCCTTTCGTTCGCCTAAGTTCCTTATCTCGCTTGCTCTTATGATTGGATGTCCGCTTTATGTACTCTACGAAATTGGGAATATGTTTATTGATGATGAAAGTGAGGCTTCAGCAGTCGAACTTTCGACGGGTGGTGATAGCCAAAATCTGGAATCTGTTCCGGTTCAACGCCCTCAGGAAACTGCTCAAGGTGATTCTGTTTTATCTAGCGGTGGGGATTCTCATCAGGGTGATAAGCAAGGCCGTTCTGCTTTTGTTCCTGTAAATCAGGTGCTCTATTTTGAGGGCTTGGAGACTGCTTACCTCTCTGGTTTCCATAAGCGGACGGTGGTTAATCATAGAGATTCCGTTGATTATCGTACTAATCATTTTGATGTGGTCATCAACGCTTATACCAAGGATGGCCTTTATTCATTGAATAAGCGCTATCTTGATGCTGTAGATGTCGAATTTGAGTTACTCGATGAGTGCTTGATGGTTCTTAAGCAAGGTGAGCTTCGTAGTTTGATTACTTGTGAGCCATACGGTGATAAGGCTCAATCTGAGCCTGTTGAGACGGATGTGGCTAGTATTGGTACGTTACGCGGTGACGCAATGAGCGAAAATTCGTTTTTAATGTGAGGATTGAAACATGACGTTTTTGGATAAGTTGGAAAAGATAAGTCTTGGATTTGGCGCTGTTTCTTTGGTCACGCTGATTGCCATTACTGGGTTTGTTAGTTGGGCTTCAGTTAACCTTGTTGGTTATGATTTGGTTTACTGGTTGTATGCCTCTATGGAGTTGCTCGATATTGTTTGGATATTCTCTTTGGGGATTTTGCTCGGTTGGTATTTGTCGCCTAGGAAATAGCCCCGCAGGGATAAGGAGTTGCGTAGCGACGACGACGCACCAAGCCGCTCTCCTAAATTTAAGATAGCCTCTCCATTCAATCGGCGCGGTCAGTAGCCTATGCTCAATAGGTTTCTGCCGCCCTCCCTTCCCGCTAAGCCATCTTTTAAGGTTCAGGGCACTCCCAAGCCTTGGCTCTATCGATTTCCTTACATAGCTCTCTAAATCAATCGAGTGTCGAGATTGATTCATCTGATAGCTGCATAACGACGTACGACGACGAAAACTGAGGAGGAGGAGGAGGCTGCAGCGTCATCCCCGTATAGTAATACGGGGTGAAAGTCTTCACTCCAAACTTAATATTTGAAAACCTTTTTCCGGTGTGATCAAATGGTTCTAGACTATCAAAGGGGGCTCATATGGTTCAGTGCTTGTACCTAAATCGACGTTACTTTTATTTGGCTGATAGGGTTGTAAGGAGAACAAAATGGAAGCGTTAGAGTTTGAATCTAGATTTCAAGATACTCCAATCGGTACTATGTGTTTAGAGTGTGGCGCCAATTCGGTTGAGAGGGAAACAAGATTTATTGATGAGTTTACAATTGTCGAGGAGGTAACTTGTCGCTTTTGTGGTTATGGTGAGGATCATCAATTCGACTATGATTCTGAGTAAGACCCCTTTCGGGGTCTTTTTTTTATCTCTTCATTTTGGCAATCGCTCTTGCATATCGTAGTAGCCTGGTCACGTTCTTCATGTCCGGTTCCGCTCCTATCTCAAGCAATGCAATTCCTGCCAATATCTCCTGTGGGGTGACTAATTGACCAGTAGGAAGTTCCATTTTATTTTTGTTCATGCTGAATCGTTCCCAGTCGTCGGACAATCCTAATTCTCGACGCTTGAACATCTTCATAAGCCGTTTGCACTCCGGTGGAATCTCTTTGCCCTTGTCCCATTCTTTGATGGTTCTCACACTTTTGAAGCAAAGTTCAGCCACTTCCTCTATCGTTAAGCCGCAGTTAAATTCACGAAACACATAATTTTTTGTCAT